AAGCCTTCCTCGTCGGTGACGACGTCTACCAGCAGCGCGACGCGATGCTCCGCGTCGTCGAGCAATCCGGAGCCGGGACCCTGGTTCATCCGACCCTCGGCTCGATCCAGTGCGTCCTGCTGGAGTTCTCCGCGACCGATCGCCGCGAGCGCGGGCGATACGTCGAGGTTCAGTTCGCCTTTATCCTCGCCGGAGACGTCCAGTATCCGACGACCGCTATCGCGACCGGCTCCGCTGTGACCTCCGCCGCCGCCGCGCTGACCGCCGCGTCGCAGGGCGACCTGGGGGCCGCACTGGCACCGATCACGATCGTCCCGCGAGCCGCGCTCGCGTCCGTGTCGCAATTCACCGGCATGGCGACCGCCGCCGTCTCGGACGCCTCGCGGATCATCGGAGCCGTGCGGGGCTTGCAGGGCTGCTACGGGCGGTTCTCGAACGGCTCGCTGTCGACGCTGCAATCCGCGAACGCGACCGTGTCAGGCGTCCTCGCCGCCGCCACGACGACCCGCTCCGCCGTCTTCGCCGCCGCCGATAGCGTCAACCGGATCGCGAACCTGCTGTGAGCGTGCAGACCGACGAGTTCGCCGCCGCGTCGGTGCAGCTGGCCCAAGCGATCGCCGCCGCCGTCAACGATCCCGCCGACGCGATCCGCCTGTTGATCCCGCTCGCGTCCTGGGTGCCGGAGCCGCCGCCAGGATCGGGCGCGCTTGCGCTCGAAGCGCAGACCGCACAGGACGCGATCGCCGACAACCTTCGCTGTGCCGCTTGCGCCGCCCTGGGAGCCGCCACGCAAGCCTACCGTCCGGCCAGCTATCAGGACGCCCAAGCGCTCCGCCAAGCGGTCTGCGCCGCCCTCGACGCACAGGCGACGCGCTGCGCCGACGCCGGACGCGACGCGAGCTTCGCCGCGCTCCGCAATCTCCGAACCGCCGTCTCGCTCGACCTCGCGATCCGGGGCGCGAACCTCGCGTGGCTCGTCGAGGTCTCGACCTCCGCCTCGATGCCGTCGCTCGCCGCCGCCTGGACGCTCTATCAAGACACGACGCGCGAACCCTCGATCGTCGCCTCGTCCGACGTCGCGCATCCGCTATTCATGCCGCTCGATTATGCGGCGTTGTCGCGATGAGCGACGCACACGGCGTCTCGGCGCATGGCCCGCCGACCGGCTGGAACGATACCTTGACCCTGACGGTCGGGAATCAGGTCTTGACCGGGTGGCAACGCGTCTCCGTCACGCGCCCGCTTCAGGGCATCCCCGCCTCGTTCAACCTCGAAGTAACCGAGAAGTATCCGAACACGCCGGACCTCGACATTCAGCCGGGGCAACCCTGCACCGTGAAGATCGGATCGGACCTCGTCCTGACCGGCTACGTCGACCGCTACGCCGCGTCGATCGCGCCGGGTTCACACTCGATCGAGATCAGTGGACGCTCGAAGTCGGAGGACCTCGTCGACTGTTCCGCCGTCTTCGGAGACATCACGCAACCGGGCTTTCAGCAGATCAACGGAACGACGCTGGCGATCGTCGAGCAACTCGCGAAGCCCTACGGGATCACCGTGAAGACCAGCGCCGGAGACGGCGTCACGATCCCGCAATTCAACATCCTGTTGGGCGAAACGCCGTGGGAGATCATCGACCGGATCACCCGCTATTCACAGATGGTCGTTTACGATCAGCCGGACGGCTCGATCATACTCGCGAAAGTCGGAACCGCGTCGATGGCGTCCGGATTCGCGCTCGGCGACAACGTCGAGAGCGGCAATGTCGCGTTCTCGATGGATGGACGCTTCAGCGAATACGAAGGCCATCTGACCAGCGTCCTGACGTTCGGCACGGAGGCCGGAGTGAACACGCCGAACGTCGGCAAAATCGTGAAGGACGATGGCGTCCCGCGCTTCCGCAAGCGCTACGTGATCTCGGAGCAATTCGTGCAGGGCCGGGACATCGTTTACGACCGTGCGGTCTGGGAGATGAACCGGAACAAGGGCCGATCCTATCAGTTCGACGTCGTCTGCGACTCCTGGCGCGACAGTGCGGGCAAGCTATGGGAGCCGAACTGGCTCGCGCCCATTCAAGCGTCCGCGCTCAAGCTCCGGAACGCGAACTATATCATCGCGACCGTCACCTATCAGCGCGACGAGAACGGACAGCATGGTCATCTGACCCTGATGCCGCCCGAAGCGTTCGCCGTCGAGCCGTCCGGTCCGCTCGGTCTCGTCACCGTCGAGGGCGTGACCAATCAGAACCCGACGAAGCCGAACGCGGACGCGACGATCAACCCGCCGCAACAGACCGTGCAGACATGAGCGTCACTGACCGGCTTTACCGCCGCATCCTCATGTCATCGGCGGCGATCACCATCACGTCGACGGATGACAGCGGACCCGTTCACAAGGTCCAGGGCAAGGTGCGCGGAACGCCGGAGACGATCGACAACCTTCAGGTGGTGCAGATTTACGGCATCGCCTCGCACGCCCCGACCGGATCGGACGCTTTCGTCACCTTCGGCAACGGAGACCGCTCGAACGGCGTCGTTCACGCGACCGCCAATCAGAACGCCCGCCCGCGCAATCAGAAACCCGGCGAGGTCTCGATCTATGACAACGCCGGGAGCGTCGTGAAGCTCGCGAACGGCGGCAACATCGAGGTCTCCGCGACCGGAAAGCACACGACCACGGTTCCGACCGTCGAGGTCAACGCCTCCGACACAGTGACCGTGACGACGCCCCTCGTTCACGTCGAGGGGCGGCAGACGATGGCTTACGAGCCTACGGACCCGAATGAAGTCGTCACGAAGAACTATTGCGACCGAAACGCGGGCAGCGGCGGAGGAACGGAAGGACCGCCAGGACCAGCCGGACCAGCCGGACCACAGGGACCGCCAGGACCGACAGGACCAGCCGGAGCGACCGGAGCGACAGGACCGCAAGGTCCGCCAGGACAATCCGGACCAAAGGGCGACGCCGGAGCGACCGGAGCGACCGGACCACAAGGGCCGATCGGAGCGGATTCGATCGTCCCCGGCCCGCCAGGACCGACCGGAGCGCAAGGACCGAAGGGTGACACCGGGACGACGGGAGCCACGGGACCACAGGGACCGCCTGGGGCGGACTCGACGGTGCCAGGACCCGAAGGGCCGGAAGGACCGCAGGGCGTTCCTGGGCCAGCCGGAGCGACCGGAGCGACCGGACCACAAGGGCCAGCCGGAGCGGACTCGATGGTGCCAGGACCACAGGGTCCGCAGGGTCCGACCGGAGACACCGGAGCGACCGGAGCGACCGGACCACAAGGACCGATCGGACTGACGGGTCCGCAGGGTCCACCTGGGGCAGACTCCAACGTTCCCGGACCCGTAGGGCCGGAAGGACCGACCGGAGCGACCGGAGCGCAAGGACCGATCGGACCCGCTGGACCGACCGGAGCGCCAGGACCGACAGCGGTCAGCACGGACGCGAACAACTCCGCGCGCATCGGCAGCGACGGTCTGATCTTCGTCCCGCCGATCGGTGCCTCCCAGTGGGACGGGGCCGCCCTCGCGGAGTTCGAGCGCGCCAATCTGCACGCCCTCGTCGCCGAACTGACCGCGCGCGTCGCTGCGCTCGAGGCCCGCCCGTGACTGGATGGATCGAAGCGGACGGGCTTCCCGTCGTCACGAACAGCGATCCGCTGCCGCCCGCCAACTCCGCCGGCGATATCCTCATTCAGTGGGACAACGCGAACACGATCGGCGACTGGTCGCTCGCCGTGTGCGATCTTCAGACCGGACAGGACCTCGAAACCGCGTGCCTCGTCTCGCTGTTCACCGACAAGTTGGCGACGCCGGACTTCGTCCCGACTGACGGGACCAGCGATCGACGCGGATGGTGGGCCGACCCTTACAACGACGCCCCGCTCGGTTCGAACCTCTGGCAACTCGATCGCGCCAAGAAGACCAGGGACACGTTGGGATTAGCGCGCCGCTACGCGCAGGACGCGCTGCAATGGCTGATCGACGACGGGGTCGCGTCCTCCGTCGTCGTCGACACGCGCTGGCTCGGCAACCCGGTCGGCTCGACCATGATGGGGATCGCGATCGCGATCACGAAGCCGGACGGATCGCTGACCCGCTTCGTCTTCGGCTGGGCGTGGGACAACCTCGCCGCGCTCCGCGTCGTCGCGCAAGGACCGCCGATCGCCGCGCTCCCCCTCTCACGTAGCAGGACCGCCGCCTGATGCCCTACTCGCGCCCGACGCTGACCGCGCTCCGCAATCAGGCGAACGAGGACATCACGTCGTCCGGGGTGCCCGGTCTCGACGGACTGCTCCGGAACGCCGTCCTCCGCGTCCTCGCCTGGGTGATGGCAGGCCTCGCTTATGAGGAATACGGCTACCTTGACTGGATCGCCCGTCAATCGAACCCGTTCACCGCGACCGCCGAGTTCCTCGAAGCCTGGGCCGCGCTGATCGGAATTTACCGGAAGGACGCGACGCCAGCGATCGGACAAGCGCAATTCCTCGTCGGCACACCGGGGACCTTCGTCGCTTCCGGAACCGCGATGACCCGGCAGGACGCGATCCCCTACACGACGAGCGCCGACGCGACGGTCGACGGTGCCGGAACCCTCGTCGTCCCGATCATCGCCGACGCGAATGGGGCGACGACGAACTGTGATCCCGGAACCCCGATCGGCTTCGACACGCCGATCGCCGGGATCAACAACGCCGGGGTGATCCTTCCGCCAGGATGCACCGGAGGCGCGGATCAGGAGACCGACGCGGACCTCCGGACGAGGATGCTCGCGAAGTATCGCGCGCCGCCGCAAGGCGGAGCCGTCGCCGACTATCAACAATGGGCGCTCGAAGTTCCCGGCGTCACGCGCGCCTGGGTGCAGTCTGGTGGAGCGGGACCAGGGACGGTCGTCGTCCGCTTCATGCTCGACGACGCGCAAGCCGCGCATGAGGGCTTCCCACAAGGCACGGACGGCGTCTCGTCGAGCGAGCCGCGCGGTGTCGCCGCGACCGGGGATCAACTCGCCGTCGCCGATCATATCTGGCCGGTTCAGCCAGTGACCGCGCTCGTCTACGCGATGGCCCCGGAGCGCTGGCCGATCGACGTGACGCTGCTCGCCCTCGAACCGAACACGCCGGACATGCAGGCGCAGATCATTGCCTCGATCAACGACATGTATTTGGTCAAGGCCGAGATCGGCGGAACGATCTTCCCGTCCGATCTTTACGAAGCGGTCCTCGCGACGCCGGAGATAGTCCACTTCACCATGAGCGAACCCGCGCTCCCGATCACCGCAGAAGCGGGCGCGCTCCCCATCATGGGCACGCTAACCGTGCAGAACGCGTGACCGCGCTCGTCCCGACGCCGACGCCGGAAGACTACCTCTGGCAGTTTCAGCGTCTTCTCCCGCGCGGACGCGTCTGGCATCGCGGCTGGGGCACCGCGCAAGCGGAGCAACTCTTAACGCTGATGCCGACCTGGGCGCGGCTCTCCGCGCGCGCCGCGAACCTGATCATCGACGCCTTCCCGTGCTCGACGACGGAGCTTCTCCCGGAGTGGGAAGCCGCCCTCGGTCTTCCCGATCCCTGCACCGGGCCGCTCGCGACGCTGCAACAGCGAACCGCCGCCGTGTGCGGCAAGTTCGTCGCGCGCGGAGGACAGTCGAAAGAGTATTTTATTCATCTCGCCGCTAGCCTCGGCTACCAGATCGAGATCGAGACCTTCAAACCGTTCTACGCGTCGCAGGGTTACGCCGGATATCCCTGCTATGACGAGCAATGGGCCTACGCGTGGCGGATCATCGTGCAAAGCGATGATACCGTCGTTTGGTTCCGCGCCTCGACCAGCGCCGCACAGGAACCGCTCGCGGACTATCTTTCAACGCTCCTGCAATGCGAGATCGAGCGACTAAAGCCAGCCGACTCGATCATCATTTGGGGCTACCGGATCGACTCGTCGGTGTGGGACGAGGGCTATTCGATTTGGGACGTGGGCGACTCAATTTGGGACCAACAGGGGGTGGGAAGTGACGTCGCAAATTGACACGACGAAGCCGATCTTCGGCTTGCCGACGACGCAATCCGTCCGCGATAACTTCACGACCGCCGCGAACGAGATCACGACGTTGCAGCAACAGACTTCCGGTTCGCCGTTCCTCCCCCTCGCGGGTGGACGCATGACCGGAGCGATGTATCTGTTCAACGATCCGACTGACGCGATGATGCCCGCGACGAAGGGCTACGTCGACGCGAGCGCTGGCGGCGGCGGCGGAGGTGGCATTCCGGAGGCCCCGACTGACGGACAATCTTACGGACGCAGCGACGGCGCGTGGCTACCGGTGTTGCCAATCGCTGGCGCAGCGCTGACCGGACCTCTCGTCCTCGCCGCTGATCCGACGACCGCGCTCGGTGCCGTGACGAAGCAATACGCCGACGCAATCGCAGCGGGGCACCTCACCGACGCGCCGAACGATGCGAACACCTATGGTCGCCACGCGGCTGCATGGGCGCAGGTGCTGCCGATCGCCGGGGGCGTGCTGACGGGAAGCCTCGGGCTTAACGTCGCGATCCCGACCGCGCCAGCGCCAGGGGCCGCGCATCTTCTAGCGCCGGTAATCAGTGCCGGGAATTACCTGGGCTTCAACGCTTATTGGAGCGTGGTTGGCGCTTCGGCGCAGGCGAACTATCGGAGTGCCGGCTTCGCGAGCGTATTTCAACTTGACCAGTCATTAGGGCGGCTGTCCTTTGGCGTTGTGCCAAGCGGCGCGGCGGACGCGAGCTTTAGCCTCTCTAAAGCAGCCTTCACCGATGTTGCTGGTAACCTTCAGCTTGCCAGCACCTTGATCGTTCCGACCGATGCGAACGTTCCGACGCTCGCTGCCCCAGAACTCACAGTCAGCGGGCACGTAGCCTTCAACTTATACCTCCCGACACCTGGGAACCTATGGAAGAACATCGCCACCGGATACGGCGGTAATATCTACGTCGATAGTGCTGCCGGAAGCATGTCCTTCCTTCTATACCCCAGCACGTCGGCGGGCGGCGCGCAGAACGCCCCAGCGAGTAGCATGCTGTTGAGTCAGGCTGGAATGCTGTCCGTTAGCGGCACGGTCGTGTCAGGCAATGGACGGCTGATCGCGCAAGGCAGCACCAACCCCTCAGTCTCGATGCATAACACCGGATCGGCCAATAATAGCCTGGGCTTCTGGAACAGCGGGACGGGCCTTGCGTTCGGTGGGATAGACGGCAACGGAGTTCCGACCACGTTCCTGGGCCAGATTAGCACCGCAGGTCAACTGATCCTCTCCACAGGCGGGATGCAGAGCTTCGGCCCGATCAATGTCGCGACTCAATATGCCTCCGATTTCAGCGTGTCTGCTGATAGCACGAATCGCATCGTGCAGTTTATGACCGGCTGGTATTTTCAGTGCATAAGTTCGAGCGGACAACTGTTCTGGAATAACAGCAGTGCTGGCTGGGGTGCGGTGTTTCAGACGAATGCCGACTTCCAGATCAGAGGTGTTGCCTACAAACCCGGAGGCGGCGCGTGGGCTGACAGCAGCGACATTCGCACGAAGGAAGTAACCTCGGAATACACGCAAGGGCTTGCCGCTATCGTGGCGCTTCGTCCCGTTGTTTATCGTAAGAAGGGCAATGAGATGATCGGTCGTGACGCGCCGCCGCCGCCGCCTGTGGTGCCGGCTGATACGGACGCGCCGCCAGCAGCGCCCCGCGTGTTCGGCGACTTGATCGGACTGGTGGCGCAAGAGTGTGAACTTGTGATGCCAGAGATGATCTCTTTTTCCGAGGGGATCGTTGATGGCGAACTGATCAACGACCTTCGCATCCTCGATATGACCGCGCTCCCGCTTGCCCTGGTCAACGCTGTTAAGGAAATCGACGCGCGACTGCGCGCGGGAGGACTATGACATGACACCCATGCAACCCGATCAGCCGATCACGATCACCCTCGAAGCGCAGCAATGGAACTCAGTTCTCGCCGCGCTGAACGAGGCACCGCACCGGATCGCCCGTCCGATTATCGACCGCATCGTCGAGCAAGTGCAGGGCCAGCAATCGCCAGCCGCGCCGCTCGCCGCGAAGCCAAACGGAGCCGACGAACATGCACCGCATTGACAATCCGTCCGCCGCGACCGCGCTTCCGACGCCGAAGCCGCTAGGACCGGAGGGGTTCTTTACTCCTGGCAACGTGAACGTCGGACAGTCCGCGACGATCGTCGAGTTCGACTGGCTGAACACGATACAGGAAGAACTGATGTCGATCGTCCTTCGCGGAGGACTGACATCGGATAAAGCCGATAACACGCAACTGCTGAAGGCACTCTCGAACCTGTTCAACAGTGCGACCGTTCAGATCACGGCCTCTCAGTCGATCCTCGTCCCGCCGTGGGCGACACAGATCGCCTTCCGGATGGTCGGTGCCGGAGGCGGCGGCGCGCACTGTCAGACCACAGGAACGAACTATCGCTCCGGGGGAGGCGGCGGGTCCGGAGCCTACGCCGAAGCGCAGCGACCTGTGACACCCGGATCGCTGCTCACCGCTGTGATCGGTGTCGGTGGCCCCCAGGAAACCGCAGGGACAGCGACCTCGCTCGCCTTCCCCGGCCAGTGGACCGTATCGGCAGACGGTGGCCAGCCGTCATTGTGGGACGCGCCCGACAATTCGCACGGCGGCATCGGCGGTGCTGCGGCAGGTGGCGACCTGAACTCTTACGGCAATTTCGGCGGCGACGGACAAGCGCAAGGCGAAACCACCGTATCCGCCACCGGCTACGGCGGCACCGGGTTTTGGGGCGGTGGCGTGCGCGCTGGCCAAGCATCGTCACCGGGGCAGTCTGGGCCTCCAGGCTTGGGACCGGGCGCAGGTGGTGGAGGCGTTTACGACAACCTCAACTCGAATAACTATTACAACGGCGGCGCCGGAGCGAACGGCTTGATTCAATACAGGTGGCTGCCATGACGACCTACGCAGGGATTCGCGAAGGCTGGGTGACGCAAACCTTCACGCCGCTGCCGGAGTGGGAACACCTCGATCCCGCTGACCTGTTCGCCCGTGACCTATTCGACGAGTGGGTGAAGATCGACGGGTTCGACCCGCGCCCCGCCTATGGGTGGAAGTATCGGGACGGAGCGTTCACGCCGCCGAACGGGTTCGAGGACGTCGCAGCGCTCCGCGCCATGCTCGCGCGGTTGAATCCCGCGTCGCGCTGAACCGCCTCGTCCCGCGCGCCAGGACGCGCTACAGGGCGACGAACGCCTCGCCGCTCCGCTAACCCCTCCGGACGCCTCGACGCCGTCAGGCGGCTTCCTAGCGGACGACCTTCCGGACCTGATCCTTGACCGCTCCGTGACGAGCGTCGCCGCGCGCGTGGGGGGACCACCAATAGACGCCGGACGACCGGACCTTGAAATGGCCGCGAACGAGATGAAGCCGGGACGGAGCGCGCGGATCGCTCGCCATCCCCGCGCGCTCCGCGAGGCCGCGCGAGAGCTTGATCCGGATCAGCGTGTAATCGAGCAACGGGGGCTTCCCGGACTTCGCCCGCGCCCGGTTCAGCCTGACCGGAACCGGACGCGCTTCCGCGACCGCGAGATTCCGCGAGTTCATCAGCATCAGCGCGGAGCGCAGAAGCGGACCCTCGCCCTCGACGTCTTTGATCGCCGCGTTCAGCAAGAGGTTGGACAACCCCATCCCCGCCCCCTCGACGGCTTCGAGGAACTTCAGAGTCATCGGATTGTAAATTACGCCGAAACGGAAATTGTCCGCGACTACGTCCTCTCGCTTCGACATCGCGACGCGCGGAAACTTCGCCGCGAGATCGCGCCATTCTTCCTCGGACTTGTTCAGGTGCCAGCGCGCCGCCTTCGTCAAGTCTTCAAGCGGCTGCGGATCAGGAGTCCAGTCGAACGTGATGGACAGCGGACAGACATTCGGACGTCCGTTCGCGTGAACCCAAGCGAAGGTAATCAATCCGCGCTGAAGCGATTCCTCCGCCTCGACCAGCGCGCCCATGCGCTTCGGTGTCGGAGCGTGAACGTCCGTCCGCGTCGACTCAACTCCCGCGAAGCCTCCCGGCCACTCGAACCACGTTCGAGCGAACGGAAGCCGACACAGTGAGAGCGCTCGAAGCTGCGGCCCGATGGGCGAGTGCGTGATCGTATAAGCGGACATCATGACTTCCGGCGTCAGATCGAAGCGATGCGCCCCGCGCACCGCTCGCGCCAAGTTCGTGAACGCCCCTTGATAAAGCTCGTCGTCCTTTCCGCCGCTCGCGGCGATCAGATCATCCGCGAGCATCGCGATCCCGCTCGATGTCGTCCGCGATCATCCGCAACAGTTCCGGAAGCTTCGCCGTGACCTGGGCGCTCGCCTGAACGGAGAAGCCGCCGCCCTTCGATCCGCCGATCACGATGACGATAACGCCCTCCGCCTTCGCGCGAGTGCGGACGAGCGTCGCCAAATCCATCGTATTTGCCAGGACCGCGTGCCAATTACGCGGGCCTCCGGAGCGGAACGACGTTCGTCGCCTCGTCTTCGAGACCGATCAGCGCGAGCGCAGTCGGCGCACCTTCGAGCAACATATCCGCCCATTGACACGCGATCCGATGACGCGCGGAGCGGTATTCCGCGTGATTGTAATGCGCCTCGACCGACGACTTCGCGACCCGCGTCTCGGCGCTATCGCGGAACCCCTTATGGGCGAGCATCACGTCGACGACCCGGAAGTCTCCCCGATCCGCCTCATTCATGATCGTCGAGAACGTATGACGCCAGCCGTGCGGGACCATTGACTTCGGATCGAGACCCGCAAGCCGGAGCACGCGCGGCATGAACCCGTTCAGCGCGCAGCGCGAGATTCGCCCCTCGCCCCGATTCCCGTTCTTTCCAGAGGACGCGAAGACGAAGTCGTTCGTCTTGATCCGCCTCGCCGCCCGGATGACCTCGATCGCCTGGGGGGCCAGCGCGACGAAATGAGCCGTCCGCTTACCGTGACGACCCTTCATCCGCTCCGCCGGGATCGTCCACATCGCCGCGTCGAGATCGAACTCGTCCCATTTCGCCGCGAGCGTCTCCGTCTTCCGCGTCCCGGTCAGCGCGATCAGCCGATGCGCCAGCAGAGTCCACGGACTCGCCCTTTTCTTCCGCCGCGCCTCGACCGCCGCCAGGACCGCGCGCGCTTCCTCGATCGTCCGGACATGGGGCTGCGGCTTCTCGTCGCCCGCCTGACGTGACGGGAGATAGACCTCGATTTTCTTCGCGGGGTTGAACAGAACCCGATCCTCCGACCAAGCGAAGTCGAACACGCGCGAGACGTATTGCTTCACCACGACCGCGACCGCGGGCTTCGGACGATCCTTCGAGTTCCCGAGATAGAGACCGCCGACGAGCTTCCGGACCTCCGGAGCCGTGATCTCGGCGATCGGACGATCGCCCCACACCGGGAAGACGTGAAGCGCGAGCCGCTGCTCGACCAAGCGCCGATTAGCTGGGGTCCATCGCGCCTTGACCGCGACCGCGTCGACCCATTCCTCCGCGACAAGCCGGAACGTCGTCTCCGCCGCCTCGACCGCCTCGACGCGCTCCGTCCGCTTCGCCTGGGCTGGGTCCGCCGCGACCTTGATCGCCGTGCGCTTCGCCTGGGCTTCCTTGATCGACATCTCAGGAAAGCGCCCTAGCGTGAGCATCGCCTGTTTCCCGTTCCGCATGACCTTGCAACGCCACGTCTTCGACGTCGCGCCGACCCACAAATCGAGACCGCCGCCGAACCGGAGGATTTTACGAGACCCGTCCGCGTTCGGAACCGCCCGCGTCGCGTCGAGGAAACCCGGGCCGCGTTGCGCGCGAGGGGTCAAGGATGTATGATTTTTGGACACGTCGAAACGACTCCTTCAGAAATGAAGAACGGCGTCCTCGCCTGCCAGACGAGGACGCCGTCCCTTTTTGAGCGATTAGCGCTCGATCTCCGTCACCATGATCGTGTCTCCCGGATAGAGGAATGTCGTCTCTAGGATCAGAGCCGCCGCAACCTGCGCCGTGACCTGACCGACCATCTCGTCGGTGTCGTCACGGTGCACCGGGACCGTCCGCTCGTCGAGTGGCCCCGCGCTGTTCGACAGGACGATCCGGAGCGATCCCCGACGCCGCGAGCGATTAGGATGATTGATCATTGGGCCGACACTCCCGCAAGACAGCGCGCGATCGCCGCATCGTTGATCTTCAGCCAAAGCACGCCGAGGTTGATATGTTGCGCGCTTGCTTGGGCGATATACTCCGGTGTCGCCATGTCCATCGGTTCAGCCGGATGCATACCCGGACACTTCCGCAGGTTCTCGACATCCGTCACTAGGGGCGCCACGCCAAGCGCAACGTCCTTGCGCACCATCTCGATCGTAAGGGGCGGCATTCCGCCCCAATCGAAAGCCGGTTGGCTTTGGGCGTGGGCGCTGCCAGCCGCCAGGACGAAGCCAAGGGCGGCGAGGGTTGTTCTGACCATCGAAGAAACTCCTGCCCCTGACCCCGAGGCGCGGTGCCGGAGAAGCCCGGCTGTATCCCATCCTGCATCCCAAACCTTCGTGCAGGACAGCCGTCTTCTACCATGCCGACCCGTAAAAAGTCGCGGAAAATCGCCACTTTCGCACGCATGAGAACGCGTTAGACGTTTTGGTCAATAACGCATCCGCCGCGCCCTAACTGCTGAAATCCTTCGGTTTTTCGCCAGACGCCCCGGAACTGCATCCCAATCGCATCCCAACACTTCCCGGCACGCATGGCTCCGGACGCTCCGCGAAGCGTCGAGCGTCGTTGTCCGGATCGACGTCGCCGACGCCCTCGCATCGCGGACAAGCGATCGCGACCCGCCCGCTCTTGTGCCGATCCTTCCCGCCATAATCGACGAACGCGACGAAGACGCCGCGCCCCTTGCAGGACGGACAGATCAGGTCGCCGACGATCACGTCGTCGGCTTCCCTCCGCGCGCTGGCACGCTCTCGAACGGCTCGCGCTCCGCGCCCGGAGCGAGGACCGTGACGAGGTATGGTTCGCGACAATGCGAACAGATGACGCGCGCCTCCGGAAAGCGCCGGAGCATCGCTTGACCGGAAGGATAGATTCCGACCCGCTCGCCGCACTTCACGCACGCCCGCGAGTTGTCCTGTTCGGGGTGTATGCGGTGCATCTCCGCGAGACGCATCACGACGAGATCAATCACGCGCCGCGCTCCGGATGACTCATGGTCTCCCCTTTCGTTCATAGCGGATCGATTCCAGCGCGATCGGCAACTTCCAGCCAATTCTCGATGTCGCGGCGGGTGGTCAGGCTGCCGACCGTAGCGCGCAGCAGATCGATGTTCTCGCCCTGCCACTCGGGGGACTCGATCCACTGGCGCAGGTAGCTGCGCATCAGCGAGACCTGATAGGCGGTTAGTTGCTTGCCTTCGAGGTAGGCCGTGACGACCGGGCGCAGCACGCCCGACTGCTCGTGCATCCAGTAACCGGGCATCGCGCTCATGGTCTCCCCTTCCGTTCCTTCACTTCCGGAGTCGCCGCCATCCGGTTGACCTCGACGATCGACAACGGCTTCCGCCACTGACGCGTGACGCGCCTATAACCGACCGGAAAGTCGTCCGCCTCGAACAGTGGTTCGTCAGTTCCGCATCGCAGGAAGATGCGATCCCGGCAGGCTTCGATCGCGCGATGCATTGTGGTGCTCCACCGGAGCAACTCGACCGGCCTGCCGCGCCGCTGATGGCAAAGAGAAAGCTGCCATAGCGGACGACCGCCAGCATAGCGCGATCATTCCAAGCCGATGTTGACCGTCAGGCACGCCGACATGCTGCCGCCGTCAATCCACCAATAATGACCGGGCACGATCTGGCGCATCGGATCGAACACCGGATGCTGCAACGCGAACTCGATTTGCGATCTCACTCCGTCCTCCCTCTAGTGCAGCCCGAACGCAGACATCGCCCGCGAGTGGTCGGCGTTCTCGATCAGCAGCGTCGCGAAGTTCCGCAACTCGCGTTCTGCCCTCTCCGGCGCGCCAAGCGCCCGCAATTTCGGGATGCTCCATCTGACGAGACTTTCGCCCATCTCCCGCAACTCGTCCGGCGTGAACGCGGCCCTCGTCCCGTTGATCTCGACGACGATGAGCAACTCGCCCGGTCGCGCGGTGTCGATGCCGAAGTAAAAACCGACATTGAAATCGCCGCGCGCTCGCAGGAACGCGGTCATGATCACGCCGACCGCAACCGGACCTTGATGGACGTCCTCGATGTTGATCATCTCCATCGCGTTCAATCCTCGCTCGTTCTAGGCGGGAAGACGACGCCCTCCGCGAACCGCCACAGAAAAACCGTGTTGTCGTCGCCGTCGGTGATGACGATCTTCGCGACCTCGCCGTGACGCGCCGCGCGTTCCTCGGTCAACCACTTCGCCCATTCGACAGCGCGCTTCGCCGACACGAAGGAAAGCTCGCGCGTGTAGGACCCGTCAGGCCGGAAGACATAGACGGAGAACTCGTCGCGCTCGACCTCGTCGCTCATGGGGTCAGATCGCTTCCACGATACGCAGCAATTCGTTGTTGTCCGCACCGCCTTCGCGCCGGATCACTTCGATCTGTCCCTTCACGAACTCGGCCAGATCGCGCACCTCTAATTCCAACGGCGCCCCCGCCAGATGGGAGCTCCAGGCGATCACGATATATCTGCCGCCGATGAACGCAACCCGCTCTGACCCGTCCGGCAGAGTGCTATTGCCGCAGCCGCCTAGCATGACCAATGCACGACGCTTTAATACGTCGTCGGGGTCGGTTGGCCAGTCGTCGTTATAGGGATTGAAGTTCTGCGGGTCGTAAACTTTGTTCATGCCCAAACTTCCCCCCTCTCTGCGGCGGTTTGCCATCCGACGACGAGTTGATGCTGTGCCAGCGTGACCCCGGCGAGTAGGCCGGGGGTAGCATAGCCAGCGATGCGGGCGGTGACGTGATGGCCGGGATGCAGCATCGCGACCGCGACCGCGACGATCAGTCCTTTCTCGGCATCGTCGAGTAAATCGCGAAGCATGGCGATCACATCAGGTTGTGGCACCTCGACGTCTTCCAGATTAATGATGGTCATCGGACTAAGCCTTCTTCTTGGCGACCGCGATCCTTTTGCGACGAACTCCGGTGATCTCGTCGTTCAGCGCGATCGCCATCCGTCGCCGCAAGCGGCGAAGGTCGGGCTTCTCGCCGCTACTCGCTGTCATCGCGACAAGCTCGACCGTCTGGATGCTGTTGAAGATGAACATCTGCGCCATGCCGAGATTGGCATACAGGACCATCCGATCCTCGTCCGTGAGGAAGTCGTTCTGTTGGACTAGCTTCCTAGTATGCTCGATTTGCCGTTCCGAGTAGGAAAGCGTGGACCGGATACCTGTAATGATCGAGCCGGGTTTCTGAAGAACGTATGCCTCCGAAAGATTGACGCGCCACTTCCCGCCGCGAGCCTCGACAGAGAACGCCCGAACGACACCGTCGCCCTTGCGTGCCGCGCGGTTCATCCGATCCCGGAGCTGGTATCGCTGCTGCGTCAGGCCACGCCGCTCGATCTCGTCGCCAGCATTCCGCGCGCTACGCGTCATGTGTCCAGCGCCGACCGCCCAATCATCGAACTCGCTATTGGAAAACTCGAAGAATCGATCGCCGGGTTTGTCTCGCTGCACCGCGCGTTGAAAGGACAGCGCGTGATAGTCATAAAACTGCCGCGCGAGTTCGACATTAGAGACCCGATCAGTCATTGGTCCGACCTCCCCATCCTTCGATCAGTTGCAGCTTCCTGGCGTCGCGGATAGGCGCGAGCGCAGCTATGCCGCGCTCGAACTCCGCGTGCAGCTTGTCCAAGGCGGCTTGCTGCTTTGCGTCTAGTTGTTCGCCCTTCCGACCAGCGTCGAGCAACAGCGCAACGCCGCGCCGATAGTCGCTCGCCGCTCGACGAATGAAGTTCAGGCCGTCCCTGATCTCTTGCAGGTAGGGCCGCTCCGGAGCGGTCCGCATGTCCCCCTTGGGCATCCCAAGGCCGGTTTCGATGCGCGACCAGCATTCACTTTTGATCCGCTCCGCAGTGATGTCCTGGCCTTTCCCAAGATGCTCACGGATCGCCGCTAGCACTTCCTTCGCGAATTTGAATTGTTGGGACACCGGCAGGTAGGACTGGAACGTCTCTCCGGTGACGATCTTCCGGAACGTCTCGGCATGGGAGTCGAGCTTGAACAGTTGCGCGCAACGGGCATCGAATGTGATCGGCGTCCGCTTCGCGGCGGCGTCCGCCTTCGCCGTCGCCTCCGTCGCCTTCCGTCGCTTGTTCGCCTCCCGCCTCGCAGCGTGGGTAGCCCTAGCGGCGTCGTCGCGTTCTTGTTTAGTGCGGGCCTCGACGGCACGTTCCTCCGCCGCGCGCAAGACGCGCTCCGCCGCCTCTTGTTCGGCCCGCAATTCCACATCCGCCTGGACGCGGGCTTCCGCGATGATGTTCGCCATCAAGCCGCTATCCTTCAGCGTGCCGAGGGCCGTATCGACTTGGGAGGTCGTAAAGCCGGCGGTGGACGCAATGATGCAATCCCGCCCGATGCCGGAGCCAGCCTCAAGGCGTCCACGGCATTCAGGATAGGAAATGGTGATGTTCTTCATATTTCTGAAGAACCTCGCCTCATCCCACCGCAGCAGGCCGAATGCCAGCACGCGGCTGATAGCGGCGATGGCGTCAAGCGCGGCAGCGGCGGTGGACCCCCGTTGCGTCGCGTTCTCCGACGCCAGCATCCGGACCATCTGCCAATCGGAAAGCTCGCGGACCTCGATCGGGATATGGGTCAATCCCGCGCCGCGCGCTGCGTCGACGCGGTGATGACCGAACGCGATCTCGTATCCGTCACTGACCTTCCGGGCGACCACGGAAGCCCAAAACCCGTCGGCGTCGATCGACGCGCGAAGCCGCGCGACCTGATCAGGATCAATCGGATGCAGATCGAAGTCGCGGAACGGGTTCGATCGAATGAGTGAAAGCGCAATCTCAGGCATGTTTTCCCTCTCGTTCATGGCGTGTGCTCATAATCCCCCCCCTTGAGCGTCCGGTATTCGATTAGGAAGTCGCGCGCCGCCTCGAGGCGGTTGACCTGACTGTTCGCCGTCAACCGCGACATGCGCCGCGACGAGACGGCGCGCGGGTAGAACGTCGCGCGGAGCCGAAGCTCGCGCTCGACCTCCGCGATCGCCTCGTCGAGCCGAACCCGAAAAAGTTCAGACACGACGGCTCCGCTTCTGCGGCTCGATCGACTTCGCCGCCGCCGCCGCGATCTTCCTCGATGCCGCCGCGCGCTCCGCGATCCACGCGTTCACGTCGCGCTCGCGCCAGCGCAGCAGGTTCCCGACCTGTATCGGCGGAATGAAGCGACCCTCTTTCACCATCCGCGCCAGCGTCGACGGATCGCAGTCGAGACGCTGGGCGACGACGTGGCGGTTCACTAGCTGCTCGACGCCGTCCTCGACCTCGACCGTGTCCACGCTACGCCCCCGCCGCTTCCGCGTCCGCCGCCTCGTCGCGATCGCGATTGCCACGGATGAACTTGATCATCGGCGGCTCGTCCTCGACCGGGTGTTCGTCGAGGACATCGCCGTGCGCGTTGATGAGCGGCAGCGTCTCCGCCCGCGCGCACCAATACGCCAGGACGCGACGGCGTCCCGACGGGTCAACCTGTGCCAGCAATCGCAACCCGGAGTGCAGGACCGAACTCTCGACATCCATTCGTCTAGATTTGGACACGTTATGACCTC